AATAGGTTGGCCAGACATCTTACTCATCGTCATGTCATAAACTAGAACGTCTCTAGGTAAGTGACAGATCACTAATGATTGGTCTGAGGTATCACGAAACTCGATAACCATTCCAGTCAATTCATAGTCTGAATAGGTATCAATGATTGAGTCAATTTCTTTTGTGGATATGCTTTGAAATGTATTTGTGAGCAAGTAGAAGCCAGGGGTATATTCTTTTGAACCACCAAACACCGCCCATATACCATCACCTATAGAGGCTTTAGCTTTAGGCCCGACTATACCAATTGGAATAGCTGCGTTCGGTATTCGTGCAAATGGGAATTGAGGCCCAGCAGCATTATAGAAGCGCTCTGTAGTGTATCGATTGAAAGCCATTAGCTTATTGTCAGTCGATTTACCAACGCCTACTATCTCATCAGGTGCAAAGTCTGAGCCTGCAAAGTCAATAGCGGATATGGTTGTTTCGTCTGCTATCTCAGTAGACCATAAGGATTCAGAGTCGGTCAGAATGTAATAACCATCAATAAAGGTTATATCAGTGTAAATGCCTGCGCCTGCTGGTTTAGCAATAAGCGTAAGAGTTCCCGCGTCTGGTAGGTATCGGTAATACTCACCATTGGCAACGAATGCGATTGAGTTAAACGAGTTGGCAAATTGAACCTGACCTGAGCCTGCTATAACAGTAGGTGTGCCTACATCAACAATAGTCCCAAATTGGGATACCTCAATAAGCTTATCGCCTGATACTCTAACGTGAGTTTTAAACCTGTCTGACCATATGCCGCCCCTATCTTCACCTAAGCCAGTAGCAAAGCTAACAAGGCCGTCGAGTGTTCTCATATAGCCGGTATATTCCCCGACTTGTTGAGAGAAGGAGGTCATATTACGCGGTAAACCATCCCGCCATTCAGCCTTATCATTAACGCGTGTACCTTTAACCAGTGGTAGTCTCATTTAATTACTCGTTATAATGTCTGAGCCGTCATCTTCTAAGTAATCGCCATCTGTGATAATACGATCATCTTTACGGTAATATCGCTGGCCGTAAGTCGTGCGGTTACCTTGGCCTAGAGCCATTCTGTTAGGGTATTGGATGGTTGCAATATCAATCGTTTCATCAGCTATTGTCTGCATGCCAATTGACGCATTAACACTGATAGATGGGCTGATCTGCTTTTCAAAGTATGGCGCTATATAAATAGCAACGGAATTAGTAACGCCCATTATTGACCAATCAGGAAGGCCGGAAGCTTCAGCAGGGTTTGGTATGCCGCTTGATTGAATGTATCCAAGCCTGCGACCCATAGCGTTATTAGCTAATAGCCAATCTTCGGTATATTGAAGCGTGTCCTGTACTTCTTCAGGAGAGGCCGCACTAAACCGAGTATTAATGCCGATTAGCCTTAGTATTCTTTGGGCTACTTCACCCTTTGTTAGTTCCGCCATTGTGAGCCTCGATTGCTTTGGCTAATAGTTTGTAATGTATTTTATTCCCATCTTTCTCTGTCGCTATACCTAAAGCCTTTGCTTGCTCGGGGATAGATAATTCTTTCTTAGCTTCTTGCTTTACATCAGCCGGATCAAATACCCAGCCTTCAGCTTTTAAAACTTTCTGTTCTGGAGTATTAGTAGGGCGACCATAAACGCCGTTAATCTTATGGCAGGAATCGTCTGGCTTATCTGTGTACATGTATTTCATTGAATCACCTAAAAGGAAGAAAGGGGCCGAAGCCCCTCTATATTTATGGCGTTAGAATCGCGTTACCGTTTCGGCTAGGGTCTTTGTTGACAACCCCGTATCGAGTGAATAAACGAATCTGAGCGTTCAAGGTGCTTAGACTTGCATCGTATGCAATGTAAAGGTCAATGCCGTTGGACATTGTTTCACGCTCCACTTTCATGCCTGCAAATTCACCAAGCAATTCAAGAGGTTCACGACCGTTTACAACACATATTGAGTCATTAGCCCAGAAGCTATTTACCTTACCGCCTACAACGTTCACCTTAGACACGACCATCGTTGAAACAATCGCTGTTGAGATGTTTGCATAAGCCGCTTGAGCGGTAGTAATACCTGCTTGGTTAGCTGCAATCAACTTAGGGTAGTAAGTGATATCGTTAGTATCGATAGCAATAATCTTAGCTGTCATCAATTCGCCAGTATCTGACTTATCCATAACACCCAAAGAGTTAACACCAGCAAAAGTAATAACATCACCTACACGGTAGTTTGCTGCGCTTGTCATAGATACCGTACCAAAACGATAATCTAAGTTAACTAACGAGCCGCCTACTGTGTGCTGACCTGCTGGAACATCTAATACATCAGACGCTACAGTTGAAGTAGTTGCATTGACTCGTGCTGCTACGTTACCGGCAAAAGATGCGCGATACATATCAAAGCCTGCAACGTTCTCACCTACCATGTTCTTCTTGTACGCTTCTTCAGAACGGTTGTTAGGGTACAAAGTTCGTGAAGCTAAGTTACCTGACATCGCTTGGTTAGCTCGTGAGTTCAAGAAGAAACTTGCGCCGTCGTCACGATAAGCTTGGCGTTCATCTAAGATTGCATCAGCTTCTGCTACAAAGTCGAAATCTACAGAGCTTGTTTCATAATACAATGAACCCTTAGCTGCTACTTCATCCGCAATTTGCTTGTTAAGGTCAGATGCTAATTTCTTAGCACCGGCCTTAGCTCGGCGATCCATAAAGCCTTCATCACGTAGTTGAGATACGTTTAGCTCGAAGAAATCGTTTCGTGGTGCTGATACAGTAAGCGGGTAAACCTGCTCAATAATATCAGTTGCCAAGCCAGTTAAGTCACGACCTACAATAACAGGAGCCTGTTGTTCAACATTGCGCCAATACTGGTCAGTTGTGTTCTGCATGGTGTCCATTGAGATGGAGTCCACTTCTACTAGCTTGCTCATTGCGTCTTGGGCTTCTAGTTCTTTCAACGTCTTATCAAAGAACGTTGCAATAATCTTACCACTCGAAAGTGCCATAATATTTTACCTTATGAGCTTTTAAGCTCTATACCTAATGATTTTGCTTCTCTCATAATCGCACGTAACTTTGTGAAGTCTTGTTCTTCATCATACTTACGCTGCAAAGAGGAAGCCTTAAGAGAATTACTTCCACCAACTAAAGCCTCGTCTGGCTCTATATCGGTTTTAACTTGTTTTCTTTTCGGCGTTAAATCTCTTTTTAGTGAGGCCATGTAAGCTACTGCGCTTAATCCGTTTGGGTCTGATGCGAGTAGTGACTTGACTTTATTTAATGCCGCAATGCCTTTTGCTGACTTACTGCCTAGATGATATGCAACTGCTGAACTTCCTTCGCCAACTGCTTCAAGTAGATAGATCATTGAGCCTTCAAGCTTTGTATGAGCATCGATTTCATTTACAGCGTTAGCAACAAAGTCTGTCCCACGTTCTGGATCAATACCTTTGTCAGTGAAAAACTTATCAGAATCAGCACCTAAACGCTGAAGCTTGCTTTCCATCTCTTGCTCAACTGCTGCTGTTTTATTAGCTGCTGCTGTTCGCTGTGCGTCAATATTACGATTGCCAATATCCCATTTCATATATGCTTCATGGAATTCGGCTGGTGAATTGACACCGTTCTCATACAGTACCGGTACAGGTGGATAGCCGTATTGCTGGGCTAAACTCTGTTCTGGTGGCTCTTGGGCTGCTGGAGTAGGAATAGGCGCTACTGGTGCTCGTCCTGCTTCTAACTCTGCTATCCGCTCATTAGCTTTCTCAAGCTCTGTTTTAGCTGCTTTTAACTGCCTGCCTTTCTTTGACAGCTTATGCACTAAAGCATCTTCAGCTTGAACCTTTGGCTTTACTTCTGGTTCTGGTTCGTCATCTAGTTCGAATTCGAAATCTTTAGGCTCTTCCTCTTCTACCTCAGCTTTTACTTCTGGCTCACCTTCTAATAATTCAGGCTCTACCTCTTCTGGGGTTTCAGTGGGAATAACCGTTTCAACTTCTTCATCGTTTAGCAAATCTAACAATCGTGCCATAAGAATTAACTCTCTTACTAAGTATATTAGGTATACCGCCTAACTCGGATATGCGGATTAGTGCCGCACTCACATAGTATTTGCCTATTGTAACTTGTATTACCTATAAATCAAAACTATCGCCTTACTATTAGTTCGCTCTCTGGAACGTCCAGCGTCTGCCAAGGCGGCTTGGATCTTCGCTCATCAATATTCATGTTAAGTCTACTTTGTACGTTACGGGCTTCTGCCTCACCCGCTAAACGCTGATACTGTTCAAATGGACTCATCCTAAGCCTTGCCATTGATTTATCCATATCATCAATAGTCATA